GCCGAAGCAGGCGCGATCAGCGCATCCGATCCGACCTTCGGCAGCGCGATCTCGGTCGCGCCGCGCAAGATGGTCTGCCGCACGACCATGTCGCAGGAGTTCATCGAGGACGCGATCGGCCAGGGCGGCATCGGCAGCGGCCTCGACTGGGTCGCAGGACGCATCGGCCTTTCGCTCGGTCTGCTGCAGGAGCAGGCGTACACCGTCGGTGATCCCGCGGCGTCGCCTGCGCAGCCGCAGGGCATCGCGCTGCCGTCGCTGCTGACTCAGGTGACCGACCTTGGCGGCGCCGCGGTGACGACCGTCTCGGGCGACAACCTGATCGACACCGTGCACCTCGTCGCGCCGCAGTACCGCAGCTCGCCGCGGTTCTCGTGGCTGATCTCCGACACGCTGCTCAAGACGGTGCGCAAGATCAAGATCAACACCAACGACTATCTGTGGAAGGTCGGCGCTGAGGGTGGCCTCACCAACGGCGCGCCTGGCACCATCTACGGCGTTCCGTACCGCATCGGCCAGTATGTCGCGACCGGGACCGTCAACAACAATGTCTTCGCGGTCGTCGGCGATTTCAACTACTTCGAGATCTTCGACCGCACGGGCCTCACCTCGATGATCGACCCGTATTCGGCTGCAGCGAACCACCAGGTGAACCTCTACACCTACGCGCGCACCGACTCGAAGCTGACGCTGAACGCAGCGTTCGCCGCGATCACCTGCTGATCTTCTTCTCTTACTCCCTGGGCACTCATGGGGGAAACCCCATGAGCGCCTTTCATGCCGATCCTCTACGGTTCATCTCGGATCCGCCGCTTCGTGCGCGATGTGATCGACGGCGCAGACGGGCTCGACCTCGTCTGGGTCGGCGATTCCAACACGGGCTACAACGGCTATGGCTGGGCAAACGGCTTCGCCGACGGCCTCACCCGCGCAGGCGCCCGCATGTACGCGACGAACGCGTACACCGCGGCAAACGATCAAGGGTCGAGCGGCTTCCGTTCGATCCAGTTCCTCTCGATGGGCGCATCGGCGCCGAACTATGTCGCCCTCCAGAGCAGTGCTTCGGCAAGCCCGCTGCTGAAGGCGCACATGGGCCGCGGCAACGGCGGGCTCTCGATCAATGGGACGAGCTACGACGGCGGTGCCGTCGAGGCAGGCAACGCGATCCAAAACGAGTGGGGCTTGTGGATGTACGCCCGCGGCGACAACGGCACATTCACCGAGCCATGCCCGATCGGCCTCGACGGCGCGCTGACCTGGCGCGGACAGGTGAACATCGGTACGGGTGGATCCATGTCGGTCGTCTGGATGACGATCGCGAACAGCTACATCGGGCCGACGACGGTCTTCAACACCGTCTCCCCGGCGAACAGCGCGTTCCAGACGCTTGAAAGCACGATGGCCGCGGGTTCGCGTCTGTCGACGCTTACGGCGGCAGGCACGGGCGTGAAGGTCGCCTTGGCTGGATCTGGAATCGGCGCGAGCACGCAGATCAACGGGCCTGTGAGGATCGGCCTCCACTCGGTGTATGCGGCGCGCAAGGGCTACGCCTCGAACATCTTCGAGTGGCGCGGCGGCGCGACGCTGAGCGATCTCTTCACCGATGTGACGCAGGCCGCAGCTGGCGCGTCGAGCCTGGCGAACTACCTGCAGTACATCCGCGACCGCCAGGTCGCTGCAGGCGGTTCCGGTCGGGTCGCGTTTTGCGTCCAGGGCGGCGTCAACAGCAGCGATTGGTCCCCCAACAATGCCGCGGTCGGCATCTCCCGCGTGAACGCGATGCTCGATGCGGTGCGCGCGACCTGGGCGAAGCTCGGATACGACCCGGACGCCCTGGCGTTGGTCGTGATGTGCTCCCATGTGTTCGACGCATCGGACGCCGCGCTCGTCAAGCTGCGCGACGCCATGCGCGACGAATACGCGAACAGCCTCGACACGGCGTTCGTCGACCTCGCCGCGGTCGCGGATTTCGGCAGGATCACATCCGAGGGATGGTACGACTCTGCAGGAAACGCACACCTTGAGGAGCTGCGCGGCGGGTACGCGACGATGGCCGCGACGGTGGTCGCCGAGATGGCCGGGGACGCGATCGCGCCGCAGGTCACCGTCGCGCAGATCAAGACCGCCCTCAAGATCGACTACACCGACGACGACGCGGAACTGGAGCGCCTGCGAGACGCCGCGACCGCGTGGGTCGAGCGGTACACGGGCCTGCGGCTCAGCTTCGAGACGCGCACTGCGAAGCTGCGATCGTGGGGTCGGTACTGCTTCCAGGACGACCGCGTTTCCTCGATCTCTTCCGTCACCTATGTGCTCGATGACGCGACCGAGACGATGCCGTCGGACGACTACTGGCTCGACGACAGCGGCGAACTTGCGGCGATCGAGTTCCTCGAGGAACCCGCGCGCGACGACGGCACACTCATAACGGTGACCTATGTGAGCGGCTACGAATCGCTGCCGCGCGAGGTCGTCCAGGCGATCATCTCGATCGTCGGGCACTGGTACAACAACCCCGAGGCCGCGCAGGCCGTCGGGCTGCAGGAGGTTCCTCTAGGCTGCAAGCTGATGCTGGAACACCTGCGCATCAGAGGGCCGTTCTCGTGATCTCGTCGGGCCTCACGCGCTATGCGGCGTCGGTGCTCCGCGCGAGCACGACGGACGACCTCGGCCTGCGTTCGGCGACCTATTCGTCGGTCGGCACGATGCGCGTCGACCTGCGCGACCAGAGCGCGAACGAGCAGTCGTACGCCGACGGCGTGCAGGTCATCAAGCAGTACGAGGTTCGCTGCCGCTGGCCGAACATCGGACGCCTGAGCGTAACCGCCGCCGACCGCCTGAGCGTGCGCGGCCACACGCTGCGCATCAACTCCATCCGCAACCTCGACGAGGCCGACCGCGTCGCCGTCATCGACTGCACGGAGGTCGCCTAATGGCTTCCATCGAGGAATCGGTGCGCACGATGCTGACCAGCTCGACGGCGTTGAGCAGCATCCCCGATGCGCGCATTACCTTCGGGTACCGTCTCTACAACACCGCGCTGCCCGCGATCACCTTCACCCTGCAGGAGTCGGAGTTCGCGACGCTCGGCGGCGACATGCGCGTCGCGCAGGCCGAGTTCGCGTATGTCTGCAACACCGCGCTCCAGGCTGCCGAGGCCGAGCCCGACATGCGCGCCGCGATCAGAAACGGAACCTTCGACAACAACGCCCTCGTCTGCCTGTTCGGCTCATGCCGCGTCGAGGAGCCCGTCACGGGCGACGGCGACGAGCAGCAGCCCGCACAGCTCATCGTGACCGCCACCATCTACTACGAGCTCAACTAATGGCCGCACAGAAGACCTCAACCTCGTCCATCTCATGGGGCGGCACCGCGATCGCCGGCCTCTACAACATCACCTTCAACTTCAACCGCACGACCATCGATGTCACCGAGCTCGGCTCTGACTTCAAGTCGTACATCCAAGGTCAGGCCGACTCGTCGGCGACCGTCGAGGTGTTCTTCGACCAGGGCGTGACGGTGCACGGCACGATCGAGAACAGCCTTAACACGGCTGGCGGCAACATCACCGTCATCTTCACCGCGCACACGGGCGCCACCTACTCGTTCAGCGCGATCGTGACCAGCATCAACTACAGCGCGCCCGTGAACGATGTCGTCAAGGCTACGATCGAGCTCAAGGTCAACGGGCTGGTGACGATTGTCTGACATCCGCGCAGCCCTGCGGCTCGAGCACAAGCCCGTCGAGGTCGACGGCGTGCGGTTCCTGCTGCGCAGGCCGACCGTCGCCGACCTCGCCGAGCTGCTGCATGTCGGCGAAACCGACAAGGCGCGGACGAACGACATGCTGCTCTGCAGGCATGTGCTCGACGAGCAGGGGCAGCCGCTGTTCGCGTCGTTCGACGAGGCGGCGGCGTGCCCGCTCAGGCTGGCGTACCGCATCGTGCCGCTGGTGGAGGGGCTGTACGCCGAAGGGCGGGACTGACCGAGGCGGCGCAGACCGTGCTGCGACGCCTGGGCGAACCACGGTGCGAGATCTGGGACACACCCGTCAGCTGGCTGAACATCTCCCTGCGCGTGCCGGACTACGCGGGGATCAGGCGCAAACTCGATGCCCTTGCAGCTCAACATCAACCTTGACCAGAAGAGCGCCAGGGCGCTTCGGTCGGCGTTGAACAAGGTTCCGCTTGAGTTGCAGGAGAAAGCAGGGAAGAAGGCGCTGCGCACCTTCGGCGGACGCGTGACGCGCATCGCCAGACCGCGCATTGATTGGCGCAAGACCGCGAAGAGCCTCAAGTCAAAGATCAAGAAGTACAAGGACACGCTCTGGCTTGGCGTTGGGTCGAAGATCAGCGCCGCGCCTGTCTCGACGGCCGCAACGGGAGGACGCGCGCGTCGGCGCGCATACGACGAGTTCAGCCCGGGCTGGCGCTCCCACTGGGAGGAACTTGGGTTCCACACATGGCAGAAGGGGTGGCAGCGAACGAGGCGATCAGCCGGACGGGGGTGGAAGAAAGGCCTCAAGCACCGTGGTCGTGGAGTCTTCCACAGGGGTAGCAAGGCGCTTACGACTGCCTTCAACGCGACCGCCAGCCAGTTCCGTCCAATCGTCGCGAACGCGATCGACAAGTACCTGGAGTCCAAGCGCCGATGAAGCTTCCGACACTCAACATCGAGGCTTCGCTCAGCACGAAGACTCTCAAGAAGGATGTCGACCAGGTCAACAAGACGCTGGGCAAGATCGCTCCAAAGGGTCTTGCGGCCGCTGGGGGGCTTGCCGGAAAGCTGGGTTCGTTTGGCTCTCTTGGCGGTGGGCTCGGGCAGGCCGCGCTCGGCGTCGGTGGCGTGGCGCTTGCGGCGATGGCACCGTTCAAGGCCGCGAGCATGATCACGCGCTCGTATGTCGGCGCTGTGCAGGACGGCATCAACGCCCTTGAGGCGTGGAACAAGTCGGCGCTCGACGGCGTGAAGACGGGCATCGGTCGGCCGATCGCCGAACGCCTTGCGCTCGCCGAGTCATCCGCCGCGGCTGCCGCTGGCACGCAGGAGGGATTCGGCGCGGCGTTCTTCGGTTCAGCCATGAACAAGGAAGGCGAACTTGGCGGCCTGGTCGGCCTCGGCGCGACATGGGCGGAGGAATTCGGCCGCGGCGCAAAGCAGGTGACGGGCGCGCTCGGCGGACTGCTGGGCGGCAAGTCTCAGGAGGAGCAGCAGATCCTCGGCATGATGGCCGCTGAGCCTGAAAATGCCGATCGGCTTCGTTTCATGCTTGAGGGCGCAGAGAAGGGCAAGACGATGGCCTACGGCGGCGTCGACGACCCGACCGAGTCGATGCTGCGGGCCCGCGCCCTGTGGAAGGAACGCATGGCCGCGCAGGAGATGTTCGGATGAGCTTCAGCAGCACCAACTACACCTCCTACATCGTCGACACGCAGGTGAGCGTCGGCTCGTTCCTGAACATGGAGAAGAACACGATCTCGGTCGTGTACCGCCTCCAGCGGAAGGACGGCGGCCCGCCCTCGCTCGGAATCTCGCTGC